GCCTCACGCAGGTTTTCGCCAATTACTTGACACTTATGGGGAATCACAACTCAGGTCGACGCCCGGATCCGACGGCGCTAAAGCTGCTCAGGGGTAACCCAGGTCGCAGAAAGCCTAACGAAAATGAACCACGTCCACCGTCCGGAGAGGTGGCCAAGCCGGAAGGGTTATCGGCTGGTGCTGAGGCGGTGTGGAATGAGTTGGCCCCTGTTTGTCTCCACATGGGGACGCTGACGGTGGCGGATGTGTTGCCGTTCCGGCAGTTGTGCGAGCTCCAAGCGACGTCCGATGCTAATGCAAGGACCAAGGGTACGGCCGTGTTTGACGTGCGGCTGGAGCGGGAAACGGCCAACGTGATGCGGCCCTACTACGAGTACTTCGGGTTGACGCCGGCGAGTCGGGCGCGGATCTCGGTGCCGAAGCAGGCTGAGGCACCTGTGTCGAAATGGGCTGGAGCGCTGAAGTGAAGGAGACCCAGGCCGCTCGCGCGATCAAGCTGATCGGGCAACTGACCCATACCAAGGGTCCGTTTGCACAGCAGCCGTTCGATTTGCGGCCGTGGCAGGTCAAGATCCTCAAGCAGCTCTTTAAGACGCGCCGGGATGGGCTCCGGCAGTACCGGACGTGTCTCCTAATGCTGCCGCGGAAGAACGGGAAGACGGAGCTGGCCGCGGCGCTGGCGATCTACTTCTTGTTGTTCGATGGCGAGATCGGCGGGGAAGTGTACTCCGCGGCGGCTGATAAGGACCAGGCGGCGCTCGTGTTCAACGTCGCGGCCCAAATGATCCGCAACGATCCTGAACTCGAAGCGACGGTCGAGATCATCGATTCTCAAAAGCGGATTGTGCATCGTTCGAGCGGCAGCTTCTACCGAGCGATCTCGGCGGAAGCCTACAGTAAGCACGGGTTCAATGCCTCCGTCGTGATCTACGACGAGATCCACGCGGCGCAGAGCCGGGAACTGTGGGATGTGCTGTCAACCAGTCAAGGCGCTCGGGCGCAGCCGATGATGATCGCGATTACCACGGCCGGCTACGACCGGCACTCGATCTTGTGGGAGCTCTACAGCCACGCGAAGAAGGTGGCAGAGCATCCGGCGTTGGATCCGACGTTCCTGCCCATTCTGTACGAAGCGCCGATCGATGCCGACTGGACGGATGAGAAAGTCTGGAAGAAAGCGAACCCAGCGCTCGGGGATTTCCGTAGCCTCGAGGAGATGCGCACCGCGGCGGCCAGGGCGGCTGAGATTCCTGCTCAGGAGAATAACTTTCGGCGGCTGTATCTGAACCAGTGGACTGAGCAAGCCGCACGGTGGATCTCGATGCCGGCGTGGGATGCTTGCTGTGTGGCTAGTAGGCGAATGGACTTGCGCGGGCGACGGTGCTTTGTGGGGATGGACCTCTCGAGCACCAAGGATCTCACAGCGCTAGTGGCCGTGTTCCCAGACGAGGACGGCTTCGATGTGCTCGCTGAATTCTTCGTCCCTGCCGACAACATCAAGGAACGGGCGACTCGGGATCGTGTCCCGTACGACCAATGGAAGCGCGAGGGCGTGCTGACGGCCACGCCTGGCAACGTCGTCGACTACGAAGCTGTGCGTCAGACGCTGAAGGACTGGGCGGCCGAGTTCCAGATTCGGACGATCGCCTTCGATCCGTGGAATGCGACTGACCTCGTGACGCGGTTACAGGAGCAGGACGGGTTTACGTGTGTGCCGATGCGGCAAGGGTTCGCCAGTCTCAGTGCTCCAACGAAAGCGCTCGAGAAGGCCATTTTGTCAAAGGCACTTCGTCACGACGGGCATCCCGTGCTCAGGTGGAACATCAGCAACGTCTCCGTAGAACCCGACCCTGCCGGCAACGTGAAGATTTCCAAGAAGGTGAGCACGGAGCGGATCGACGGGGTCGCGGCACTCGTGATGGCCGTGGATCAGATGGAGCGGAACAGCGGCGTGAAACCGCCGGAGTTCAAGATGCTCATTCTCGGAGCGCGGTAGATGGCCGATCCGAAGCGTCCAGGGCGGCCGCCGCTCGACGCCTCTGGCGCACCGTCAGCGCCGGTGTGTCTGAAGCTCCGAGCCTCGGATTACGACCGGATCGATCGCCTCGCTAAGCAGCAGCGGAAAACCATGCAGGAGGTGATCCGACACGGGCTGAAACATCTCCTCACGGACCAACGTGGCGGCAATCTCTAACGACACGACTGCGCTTGATCGGTTTGAGGAACTGATGCTGAATCAAGCACCAGCGAAACCGTGGACGCCAGTCACGGATTATAGTTTCGAGGCGCGCGAACCGATCGAAGCGCCTAACGCGGATCTCATTGTCTCGACGTTCCATCCGACCTATGCATTCGACTATGGTTCTGGGCTCGGGCATCTGGTCAGACTCTTGCGCGAACGTGGCGTGAATGCGACTGGCTACGAACCGCAGCGACATGGGTCGTGGTTATCCTGGGACGTGCGTGGCTACGATCTCGTCATTTGCCGGGAAGTGCTTGAGCACGTCGCATTACGCGATTACCTGACCGTCCTTAGACGGCTGTGTCGGGTGTCCGATCGCTGGATCTACGTGACGACGCGATTTCATCCAGATCCTGACAATATGCTCAGCGTGGCTACCAGCGACGATCTCGACCCTACGCATATAACGATGCTCAATCAGGACTTGCTCCGCGCACTGTTCGTGCTGCACGGATTCAAACGGGATCGTGAGAAGGAACAGGCGATGGACTGGATGCACAAGGGGCGTGTCCTGGTGTACGAGCGATGTTCGACGTCGTCCTGAGTTTTCACATGAACCCTGCGACCTGTGGGGTATCTAAGTTCAATCACCGACTCGCGAAGGAATTGGGCGTGCCGTGCGAGCCGATGCGTCGCGCGATGGCATATCGTTATCCGCTTCTTTCGGTGAAGGCGTCTGAAATCGGGGATTACTGGTGGGAACAACTACCGACGCACGGCGACTTGCTCCTGCATGACCGTCCGGTGTTTATCCCAGCGTGTTATGGGCGTATCCACTATGCCGATGCGCTTGGGTGTCCAGCGACGATTGACGGCGATGCGACGCGTGGACGATACCGCGTCCTGACCTTCGGGATGGCGCACAAACGCATCCTGCACCACTACGAAGCACTGAAGGTCCAACTCGAGTACGAGCATCCTGACTACACGATCGAGATGTCGACGGCGATCCACGAAGGCACGCCGTGGAATCACGGGATCGAGCAGAGCATCCACGACATGCGCGCGATCTTCGGGGATAAATTGCGCGTGCTCGGGTTCCTTGGCGATGATGCGATTGCGAAGGAATTGCAGGAGTGCGATGCGGTGGCCGTCTATTTCGACCCGGCATTTCGTGCGAACAATACGTCTGCCTGGGCTGCGGTCGAAGCCGGCAAAACGCTCTACACGAACCGAGATGAAGATTCGCCAACGGAAACGCCGACATGGGCGCGGCTCATTGCCGCCATCACCAATGCGCAGCCCGCAACAGCCGCGTCGACGATTCGCTGACGGTGTCCAGAAAATAGATCCGGATGCCGAGGCTGTCGCAGATGTCCACTTGAAGACGCGGCAGGCGTCCTCGCCAGTCGGCCCCTTTCACGTACGCCCACGGCCGGAGCTGTCGAAGCACTGAGGCGGTATCGTAGGTGTCCATATGCGTGAAGATGATGTCGCGTAACGCGTCAATCACCGTCGCGCGTTGCTGCTCCGGCAATAGCGGTGGGTGTTTAGTACTGACGTAGCGATCCGAGGCGACGTTGCACAGGAGCGGATGGCCGAGTGCTGCTGCTGCTCTGAAATAGGCAATGTGTCCGGCATGCAGCGGATCGAAGGCGCCGTCGACCATTGACACGGTTCCGCTGTACTTCGGGAGTTCATCGAAGGTCACGACCACGGCCATCAGCGTAACGGCTTGGTGCGCTCCGACGGCAATTTAGAAATCCAAAATAGGTAAGAAGCCGCACGCTCTGCACACTGACTAGGCGTTGAATCGCGCCTACTCCCTACTCACGATCAAATCGGTCGATTCAGAGCGCCGGACTATCACCGGCATCGCGACCACTCCTACTCCTGATTCCTCTGGCGATGTCATCGAACCACTCGGGATCAGTTTCAGGAATCCGACGCCGCTCCTGCTGCATCACGACCGGAAACAGCCCGTGGGCCGCGCGACATTCCAGAAACCCACACCCAACGGCGTGGCCTTCGAGGCGCAGTTTCCACTCGTGGATGAACCGGGAACGGTCAAGACACGCGTGGATGAAGCCTGGCACTCCGTCAAGGCCGGTTTGATTACCGGTGTGTCCGTGG